GAAACTAACAAATCTCTTTTAAGTTCTTTAGAACTTAAATTAGATACTCCAGATCCTTGCTCTACTCGCATGATTGCTTCTGCCATGTCAATATCCATCTCTCTTGCAGCTAAAATAGCATCTGCCTCTAATTCTAAAATATCTATTTCCATTTTAGCGTTAACTTCTGGCTTCCACTCTTCGTAAGCTACATCTCTTAAAGGGTGATATAAAGAAAGTAGTTTTTGTAAAACAGTTTTCTCTCTTCCAACGTGCAGCGCACCGTTTCTAAATACAATATGCGCTAATCTTTGATCACCTTTCATTTCATCTACAAAGCAAGTTTTTTGATTTTCACAATACTTCAACTCTCTTTCGTAGCCTTTTTCTTCATCAAACCAGTAAATGTTTGCTGATCTAATCATTTGAGATAAAGGTTTTTTACTTCCTTTGATATAATAAACTCTATCTTTTATCTCCCAACCATCTTCAGCTTTCTTGTAAGACGGTTCTTTTCTTTTTTCTTTTTCAACAACTACCTCTGTCATTTCGTTAGCTGCTGTTAACTGAGGCTCTTCTACCTCAACTTTTTTTGTTGTTTTCTTTGCCATGATATAATATAATAAAAATTAAAAAAAAAAGATCGAGAGCCGAAGCTCTCGACCTAATAATATTGCTTACTTCATTAACATGAAGTTGTTAGCACCTTGAGTGATTAAACATCTCTCTGTTAGGTAGTGCATTTGCATTGCATCTAAAGCAGATGTTGCAGCACCAACAGAACCAGTAACCCAAGTCTTCATTCTACGATCATCAGTAGCAGAAGCTCTAAAACGTACGTGTAAGAACGGACGTCTAATGCTTTGGCCAACAGTTTGATCATATACTGAAGAAGTACCAGCTGGTACAATAACTCCTCTAATAGCAGCAGAACCAGCAGCAGCATTAATACCACCACGAGTAGCTAAATCGTTTAAGTAACGGAAGTCAGACTTATAGAAGTCGTAAGATCCTCTACGGAAACCAGAGAAGCCTAAGTTTAATGCCATATCTTCAGAGTTGTCAAACACACCGTAAGATGTACCGCCAGCACCGTAAGAGTTCATAGAAGCTAACATGTCGTCAATAGCTAAACTAGTAGCACGGTTAACAAATAGCATGTTTTCTTCAATAGCACCTTGCTTATCAAACTCTGCCAAGATAGCATCAAACTCAGCTAAATCAGTAGCAGCGTTAACACCAGTAACACCAGAAGTAACATTACCTCTATCTGTAATAGCATCGAATAAACCTTGTGTACCTACGCCAGCGTCGCTAGAAGCTCCTAAAGTAGTATCAACAACAGTTGAGTTTGAACCTCTAACAGATTCTAACATTGCCATTTCTACGTAATCAGTAAAACGAGCTCTTGTATCAGAAGCAGCTTTTAAGTACCATAAGTAACCAGAAGCTCCCATTTCAGATGAAACTTCAACCCAACCAATACGAGATGCATCTGATCCAGATACTTCGTAGTAATCTTTCATAATAATTGGCTTATTAGTAAAAGATTTGAAAGTTGGTTCGTTAGCTGGAGTACGTGAGTCAGCAGCGTTACCATTACCATCAAAGTAAGAAACTCCTTTTGCAAACTCAGAACCTACAACTAATAAAGTTGATCCACTAGCAGTTGTAGCATGACCAGTTAAGTCAGCTTTATCAAATGGTTCAACTTGAATAACAGCTGTGTCAGAGTCTACAACTAAACATGGTGTAACTATACCAGCCGAAGCGATAAGTACAATGTCGTTGTTTCTTACACCGTGATTAGCAACAGTAAAACCATCGCCAGATACGTTACCATCAATATCAGATACAACTGTAAACGTACCGTTAGTTGAACCAGCGGTAGCTACTGTACCTTTGTAAGATAAGTGTAATCTTGATTGTTCAGACCATACTACTTGATCAGCAGTCATAGCCTCTTCTGCACCAACTTGAGCAAGGAAACCAGAAATTGTACGAGGTCCAAAGATCTCAGCTTCTTTTTCCATCAAGTCTGGCACATATTGTTGTCCCCAACCTGCGTTTGACGCAGATGAAAGATCTAGGTAATTTGTAGACAACGTTTGCTTCTGTGAAGAAGGTACGCTGTTCAAATTAGTTCCTGCAGTAATTGCCATAATTTTAAATTTTAAGCGTTAAATAAATTATTTTCTGTTTTTAATTTTAAACTTAAAATCGTTTGAGCTTTCACCTAATACTCTAACTTTCATGCCACCAGAGTTAACTTCACCACTGTGTTGTTGTCGTGGGTTCATATTAACATTTTTAGATTTAGCAACGCTCTCCTTGAGTGCATCAGCTTTACCTTGTTCATAAAAGTGTTGAGCAATAGTGTCTGCGTTCATGGCCGTAAATAACGACTTGTGATAACCTTTAGCATCTGACATTGTATTATCTTCGTTCAAAAACTTTTTGACAAAGTTGTTAATGTCGCTTTGTGTTTCTTTAACATTGTCTGCATTTTTAACATTAAATCTAAACTTCTTATCACCGACGTTATATTCAAAACCTTTGAATTTGTCATTGAACAGTTGATTAGTCTTGTTTAAAAACGTTCTATGCTGCTTTTCAGCCACAGTTTTCTGCTCGCTCGATTCCTTGTTGTATCGATTAAAGAAATCAATTGCTTTCTGCTGCTCACCAGTGAGCTTGCTTCCAGCTTTAATTTCATCGTAATATTTAGACTTTTGCCCGTCTAAATAGGCTTTCGCTTCGGCAACTTGCTCTTTTAAAGCGATTTTCTTTCTTCTAACTTCTCTTTCATCATCAACTTCTTCGTCGTATGAAAAAGTTTCGTCCATTAAAAACCTACGCTCTTCTTCTGTTAAGTGAGGTTTTGTTAAACGATAATATTCTTCTAAAGCTAAAGAACTATCCATTTCTTTATAGTCTTGATTTAGCCTTACATAATCTTGTATATCACCACCAGTCTCATTCATAAAGTCAACTAACTTTTGAATATTCTCTGGCAATGGCTCACCTGTAGCTTGAGCTTCAGCAATAGCTTCTTCTACTTGTTCAGCAACTTCTTCTGCTTCTTCAGCTATTTCTTCTTCAGTTACTTCTTCAACTACAGGTTGTTCTTGTGCTTCGACTTCCGGCTGTACTTCTTCTTGTTCTTGTACGGGCTCGGTGTTTTCATCGCCTCCAACCACTCTTGTGTCGTCAACTGTATCATCTGCAACTTCTGTTGTTTCTTCTGTGGTTTCATTTTCAATCGGTTTATCTAAATCTATTTTAATAACACTGTCATCGCCAGCGCTATCAAACTTGCTTTCATCAACTGTTTCTACAGTTTGTTCTTGTGTAGTTTCATCAACTACATTTTCATTATTTTCTTCCATGATAAAATATTATATAATTAATTACTTAGGCTCAAACGCACCTAAGTCAAATCCACCTCCAAGTATATCATTACCTGAAGATTCAAAGTTTTTAGGTGGTTTGCCTGATTTACGTTGATCTATAAGTTCACTTTGTTGTGAAGCTTGTATCTTAGTTCTTTCGTCTTTACGGTCTTCTTTGTTATCTTCTCTAGCTTTTAAATTAGCAGAGTCTATTGATCTAAGCTGTAAGTTGTATTGAAACTCTTGTTCCATTAACTGGGCTTTTAATGCAGCATCGGCTTGCATTTTTTGAGCGTCAAGCTGCGCTTGCATTTGAGCTAACTGAGCTTCTGCTTGTTTTAAAGCTTGTTGCTTTTGTATTTCAAGCTGCGCCTGCGCTTGTTGCGCTTGTGTATTAGCTTGAGCTTGTGCTTGTATGTTTTGCTGCTGCATCATTTGATCTCGCTTCAGCTTTTTGCCTCTACGTATCTTAAGTAGTTGATTAGCTAGTTTAACATTTTTAATATCTCTTAAATCAATAGCATCTTCAAGATCTATTATTTTTTGAGCTAAAGCTTGCTGTATATTATTTTCAAGTAATGCTTTTTGTTCTTCATCAGGTGCAAGTTGTAGAAATATGCCAAAGTCATACAGGTGTAGCTCAGACATCTCTTCCAGTGTAGCTACATTGTGCACGCCTATACTTTGTATAAAAGCTTCTTTAGTTGGCGAATATTCTATGATATCAGATATTCTAAGTGATAAACACTCGCAAACTTCTGCTGTTAAAAATAAACCTGAGTTTAATATATGCCTTGTAGCAGTATTGCTATTTGCGGCCGCTAACTTTTGAACACCTACTAAAGCTCTTTCATCAGGCAAGCTACCATCACGCGCTTCATTTAAGCCGGTCACGTCGCGTATCATTTGCAAGTAATAGTTGTAATTACCTATCAACGCTTGTATTTTATTACCGCCACTACCACTAGTTATTTCTTGTATAGGTACTTTACCAGGATTCATATCGCCTTCTTGCGTAAGCGATCTACCAATAACACTACCTGTTTGGAAGAACATATTTAAAGCTTCTTGCGGATTATAGTTTGTACCGTTGCCTAAATCAACTTCAGCTAAACCATCAGCATCTAAATAAACACCGTCTGGAACCATTCGTGATAATACTTGTTGTAGCTTTAAATGCGTAAGCTGTATCATATCAGCAAAGCCGGTTATACGTTTTACTAGTGATTGTATTTTACCTTTATACATGTGAGGTGCTACAATACTATAATTCATTTTTACTTTAGTAAAATTACTTTTAGGCCTCATCATATTCTCAGACATCTCCCATTTAAGTAATTTATTAGTACCTAGAAT